TATATCAACTGGCCCTCGTATTCGCTGGCGTATTTTGGATAATCAGTTTCAAGTATGGCCTCCAATGAATACCAATGAATATATTGGTTGGGAATACAAATCCAAAGGTTATGTGCGTGGCGCAGACGGCTCGGTAAAGACACAATTTACTGCTGACTCTGACACTACCGTTTTAGATGACCGCACCATTGTTTTGCTAACCAAAATGAAGTATTGGGGCATTAAAGGCTTTGATACTACGGTGGTTTCACAAGATTATCAGCGTGTATTGTCTATCGCCAAAGCAAACGACAAAGGCGCACCGAACCTTTCATTTGCACCATACCCAAGTAAAGTCCTTATTGGTTGGGCTAATATTCCTGATACTGGTTATGGAAGCTAAATATGCTTTTACAAAGAGCCAAGCAAAATACAGCTAAAACTGCGTCTGTTCCAGCCCCTATTGGCGGTTGGAACGCCAAAGATTCATTGGCAAACATGAGTCCTATTGATGCTGTTCAAATGGTCAATTTCTTTCCTACGCCAACCGATGTAACAATGCGTAAGGGTTACACAGTAACCTCTATCTTAACCACATCTACAGGCGTTCAGACTATTTCTAGTATCACCCATGTAGACAATACTGCTACATTAACTACAGCTTCAGCGCATGGTTTAACCACAGGCGCTTATGTATCAATAAGCGGTGCAAGCCCATCGGCTTATAACGGTGTTTTTAAAATTACTGTTACTGGTTCTACCACCTTTACTTACATTACCGTTACAACGCCAGCTACTAATGCAACTGTGGTTGGAACATACCTTAATCAAGCTACAACGCCTATTAATACCCTAATGAACTACACCAAAACGGTGAGTTATAGTTTATTTGGCGCTGCTGGCACAGATATATGGGATACCAAACCCAATCCATCCGTAAAGGTATTTAGTGGCATTACTAGCGATAAATTGCAGTCCGTCAATATGACTAATACCGCAGGGCACTTTTTGGTGGCTTGTAATGGCGTAGACCCTACAATGGTTTATGATGGTTCTAATTGGTTTTATATTGCTACCACAACAACCGCACAAACAATCAGCACAATAACCCATGTGGGCGCTGTAGCTACCTTGACAACAGCATCAGCACACGGCTTAATTACAGGCAACCGAGTCACTATAAGCGGTGCAACATCAAGCGAATATAACGGCACTTATGTCATTACTGTAACTGGTTCTACAACCTTTACCTACACAATGGCATCCACGCCAGCCGCCAACGCAACGGTAGTGGGTTCTTATACAGTAGTTGGTATTACAGGCGTAGATTCAAGCAAATTTATCAATGTAAACCTATTTAAAAATCGTCTGTATTTCACCGAAAAAGATACTTTAAATTGCTGGTATTTAGACCCTGATTCTATTGGTGGCGCAGCTTCTCCGCTTTATTTTGGCGGTATTGCTCGAAATGCTGGCTATTTACAAGCTATGGGAACATGGACATTAGATGCTGGACAAGGCGCTGATGACTATGCTGTATTTGTAACCAGTATGGGTGAGGTTATTGTCTATAACGGCACAGACCCAGATAATGCTGACAAATGGGCATTAAAAGGCGTTTGGCAATTAGGTCAAACCTTTAGCCGTAGATGCTTTTTTAAATGGGCTGGCGACTTATTATTGCTAACCCAAGACGGTCTTGTGCCTCTTGCGTCTGCCCTACAATCCAGCCGTTTAGACCCACGAGTTAACCTTACAGACAAGATTTACTATGCTGTAAGCCAAGCGGCAACAACATATTATGCAAACTTTGGCTGGCAAATTAACTATTTTGCTTCTGAAAATATGCTAATTTTAAATATTCCTGTAACTAATGGAATAGAACAATATGTAATGCACACCATTACAAAATCATGGGGTAGATTTACAGGATTACAAGCCTATTGTTGGGAGGTATCAGGCGACAATGATATGCACTTTGGTGGCAATGGATTTGTAGGAACGCTTTATACAGCGACTTCTGATGACGGCAATAACATTACTGCTGCGGTGCAACAGGCTTACAGTTATTTTGACAGCCCAGGGCAATTAAAACGATTTACCCTTGTGCGCCCTATTCTGCAATCATCTGGTGGTGTTCCAAGCGTTTTATGTGGTATTAGCGTGGATTTTGAACCTGTAGATAACTTTGGTGCGGTTTCTTTTAACCCTGCAACCCAAAGAGAAGCTATTTGGGATGTTGCCAAATGGGATAAAAACATTTGGTCAGGCGGTCTTATCACCACTAAAGTTTGGCAAGGCGTTACAGGAATTGGATATACAGGTTCGGTAAATTTAACAGTTCAATCTCGAAATATTGAGTTGCATTGGGCTTCTACAGATTATGTAATGGAGGCTGGAGGAGTCGTTTGATTGGTATTTCTGTTCTAAACCAAGAATATCAAAAGGAATGGGCATCAAATTTATTAAATTTGCCATTACCTGCTGATTCAGTATGTTTGGGGCAGGTTATAGATGGTGAATTAAGAGCAGTAGTGGTGTATTGCAATTTTCAAGGAAAGTCATGTCAAGCTCATATAGCAACGACAGGCCCAAATTGGATGAGCAAAAAGTATTTATGGGCAATGTTTGATTATCCATTTAAAAAGTTGGGACTAAAGGTTATACTAGCGGTAATTGCAGGGAATAATGTAAAATCCCTTAAATTGAGCCGAAAACTTGGTTTTAAAGATGTAGCCAAAATACCTGATGCCCATAAAGATGGAGATTTGGTTATTTTGACGATGCGACCTGATGAATGCAGGTGGCTAACTTTAGGAGTAAGTAATGGGTGCAAATTTTAATGGTGCATTAGGTGGGCCACTAGGTCAGCAAATAGGAGATGCTTTATATAAAGTTTCTAATAGCCCTGCTGCACAAGGAAAAGTTTGGAGTGAAACTCAAGGTCAATGGGTAGAGCCTGGGCCTAATTCTGGCGCTATGCCTTCTTCAGATATTAGTATGCTCATACAAAATGGCACATCTAATCCATTACAAAATTCACAATATGGTTACAATCAGTTTCCGTTAACACCTACAACCTCAACTCCTACCAATTACAATTCTGCTTTTAACATTGCTTCTGGTGATTCAGATTACACAAAAGCCGCCAAAGTTCAAGCACAAGGTAATTTAGCTGCCGCACAACAAGCTACTGCTGCAAATCGTGTAAATCAAATTAACCCTTATGGCAGTATTCAATACTACCAATCAGGAACAGACGCTTCAGGAAATCCAGTATGGTCTGCCGCTTCTTCATTAGCACCTGAACAGCAAGCCCTTTTAAATCTGCAAAATCAACAAAGTTTGCAGTCTGGCAATATTGCATCTAATTTATTAAACAACGCACAAGGTATTCTTGGTCAGCCATTATCAACAGCTAATTTACCAGCTTTACAAGGAAATATAGCAGCACAACAACTTCAAACTGGTATTTCTGGCACAGGAATGGAAGGTTGGGATAAGGCTACTCAATTAATTAATCAGCGTTTACAACCACAAATTCAACAAAGTAATGAGCGTTTAAAAGCTGATTTGGCTAATCAAGGTATTGCACCAGGCACAGAAGCATACAATCGTGCAATGACTCAACAAGGTCAGCAAGTAAATGATTTGCTTACACAAGCACAATTACAAGGTGCTTCTTTGCAAAATCAAATGTTTGGTCAAAATTTGGCTGCTGGTCAGTTTGGAAATCAAGCATTGCAACAAAGCTATCAGAATCAATTAGCCTCTGCAAACTTAGCAAATCAAGCAAGAAGCCAAGGATTAAGCGAACAACAGTTAATGCAAAATCAACCATTGAATATTATCAATGCGTTGCGACAAGGCTCACAAGTTCAAAACCCATCATTTATTGGTGCGCCACAACAAGCTACAACTTCAGGCCCAGACACATTATCTGCTTATCAAGCTCAACAAAATGCTGCTTTGGCTCAACAAAATGCTGCAAATGCACAAAAATCTAACCTTACTTCAGGATTGTTTGATTTAGGTGGCTCTTTATTAGGAAACATAGGCGGTGTTGCTAATACAGTTGGAAACATTGGTAGCGGTGTTGTAAAAGCTGTAAGTAACATTGGTAGCAGTATTGGAAACATATTTAGCGGATGGTCAGATATTCGTATGAAAGAAAACATTAGGTCTGTTGGCACAATGCCTAATGGTCTTAATATTTATGAATATGAATTTAAGCCAGAATTTAAAGATATTGCAGGTCATGGCAAGCAAATTGGTGTTATGGCACAAGAAGTTGCACAAATTATTCCTGAAGCTGTTTCTATGCAAGATAATGGCTACATGATGGTTGATTACGGAAAACTGCAATGAACTTTGATTGGTTAGACAACGCACTCTGGAAGCCTATTGGTAAAGGCTTATCTGAAGCCGACACTTTTATAAAGCGTGAAATGCCATTTGATAGTGGTTGGGGTGCGCCTGCTGCTGTTTTAGCTGCTATTGCTGCACCTGAAATTATCCCTTATTTTACTGAAGCTGCGCCTGAAGCTAGTGGCGGTGGTGGAATACTAGGTTCAATAGGTGGTTCTGGAGGCACATTTAGTGGTGATTTATTTCAACTAGGTGGTTCTAGTGGCGTTGGCGATGTATTTGGTGGTTGGTCGCCAACAGGTTCGTCAGCAAGTGGTTTATACAGCGATTTAGGTGTATCTAGCTCAAATCCATTTAGTTATTCTGACCCTTATGCTGCGCAAGATGTGATGCAACAAGCTAGAGATACTAATGTATTAAGCGGTTCACCATCATCTTGGGATACAAGCTCATTTAATTTTGATTTTGATTATGCTAAAAAATTAGCAGAACAATTATTAAAAAATAGAAATAAATCTAATACTTCACCTACTCAACAAAAGCGTAGCGGTTATGTAGATTATTCATTAATGCAACCTACACCTGTTATTAGTGGTAATGAAGATGCTAGGCATCGTGCTTTATTGGCAGAACAATTAAGATTAATGCAGAGTATTCAAGCTAAAAAACAAGCGGCTAAATCGCCATTAGATTTAGCTTCTTTATTTGAAAAATATGGCACATTGTCGTAAAGAATTGGAATAAACATGGCAAATCCCTACACACAATCCATTGCTGGCCCTACTCTTACAGAGCAATCTGTAGTAAATACCAATCCTGATATTTTGGGTTTAGAGCGTCAAAAACTCATGGCTCAAATGCTGTTAGCAAAAGCACAAGAAGGACAACCAGCAGGTCAAATGATTTCTGGGCATTATGTAGCGCCAGCATGGACTCAGCGTTTAGCACCTGTAGCCAATCAGTTGTTGGGTGAGCAAAAATTAAAAGATGTAGAAGAACAACAGCTTGCTTTAGCTGAAGCATTACGTAAACAAGAAGCTGAAGATTTAAATAAATTTTATGAATTGCAATATGGTGGCAAACAAGTGCCAGGCGAGGCACAAGCTGGCCCTATGCCTAATGGTGGCAATATTCCAATTCAAACAATCGCTTCTGCGCCTAATCCACAAGCCGCTTTTGAAATGGCTTTAAAATCACGCTCACCAGTATTGATAGCGCAATTAGCTGAAATGCTTAAAGAGAAAAAAGTAAGCGAAGGCGAAAAAATTACTCGTTACAATCCAGTTACAGGCAAAAACGAAGTAATTGCAGAAGGCGCTGAAAAATTCCAAAGACCGATTGAGGTAAATACTGGTAATGGAACACAGCTTTTAGATGCTAGAACATTAAAGCCGATTGGATTTGTTCCAAAAGTTAAAGGTGAAGGCGAAGTTAATCCGCAAGAAGCACCATTAAGAACGCAATTTTTGGGTCAAATTCAGCCTCATATTCAAATCAGCCAAGCGTATGGCAAGATTATTTCTGCGCCTGATACTGCTGCTGGTGATATGTCTAAAATCTTTGGTTTTATGAAAATTCTTGACCCAGGTTCTACTGTTCGTGAAGGTGAATATGCTTCTGCTGAACAAACTAGAGGAATTCCTGAAGCTGTTGTTGCTCAATATAATAAAGCAGTTAGTGGCAAACGCTTAACAACAGAACAGCGTGAAAAGTTTGACCAAGCTGCTGGTGATTTAGTCACAAGCCAAAAGAAACAGTTTGACCAACAAAAGCAATTCTTTACTAATATTGCCACAAACGCTAGAGCTAACCCTGCTAATGTGATATTTGACCCATATCAAGGTTTGGACATTAAAACCACACCTCCAAAAGCAACGCCGCCTACAGTAAATCAACAACTTAATATTCCATCCGCAAATTTATTTAATGCGGCAGACGCAATTATTTCAGGTAAAAAGTAATGGCAGATGCAGAAAAATACGCACAATGGATAGTGCAAAACGCTGACAAACGAGGAACACCTGAGTTTGAAACTGTAGCGCAAGCATATCAAGCTGCAAAACAGCAATCAAGAGGAAACATCATTAATACTGATGTTCCTACAGTCGTTGGCGAAGTTCCAAATCCTGCGCCAATAGAATCAAAACCAACATCCATGATGGATAAATTAAAGGCATTGTATGAAGTGCCTACAGCTATTTTTAGCGAAGCCGTAAGACAGCCTTTGGCACACGCTTATGGCGTAGCAGAAAGCATACCTCACGCCATTGTTGAAGGTAAAACTCCAGCAGAATTAGGCCCAAAATACACAGCACAAGCATTACAAGCAATTCCACAGTATCAACCTACATCTCCTGCATCACAAAATGTATTGCAATCTATTGGAAATGTTGTTGAAGCTGCTAAATTACCTCCCACGCCAAATGCTATAGGCGAAATTCCATCTTTTCAAAAGTTTTCTAAGCCAGCTACAAATCAAGTTGCTCAAGCATTACGCAATGAAGGACAAATGATTCGAGAAGCTGCAACCCCATATATTCAAAAAGGAATTGAAACAGTTAAACCTATGGCAACAAAAGTTGCTGAAACTGTAGAGCCAATGGGTGCAAAAATGGCAAATGTATTGCGTTCAGAGCCAAAGATTGATTTGGCTGGAATAGCGAAAACAGCGCCAAAAGCAGAAGAATTAGCAATTAAATCAGATAGATTATTTGATGTAGCTAGGGATGCTGGCATACAAATTAACCCTAAAGAATTTGCAACAAATATGAAGCAGATTGCAAAATCATTAGAAGATATTGGTTATGACCCAGAATTACATCCTGATATTGCTACTGTTATTAAGCGTTTAACAGACCCTAATGTTCCTAAAGATTTTAATAAAATCAAGGCTTTACGAACAATGATTGGCGATTTACAAAGTGCAGATACTAAATTAAAAAGAAGTATTGCAACCAATCTTAAAGAAGATTTTGATTCATATTTAGCAACTATTCCTGAGTCATCTGTAACAAGTGGTTCTAAAGAAGGATTAAACGCATGGAAAGAAGCTAGAGATACTTATGCAAAATTAAGTAAATCAGAGATATTTACCGATATGCTTGAAAAAGCAGAGTTGGATAAATCTAAATTTACTCAATCTGGCATGGAAAACTCATTAGCTGCTCAACTGCGTAATTTAGCTAAAAATGATAAAAAAATGAGAATGTTTACACCTGAAGAACAAGAGGCAATTAAGCAAGCCGCTAAAGGTGGAACAATGCAAAATATGTTGAAATTTTATGGAAGATTTACGCCTAGTGGCCCTGTAAGTGGTATGTTTGCTGGAGGCATGATTTACGCTAATCCTTGGCTTGGCATCCCATTAGAATTGGGGGCAATCGCAGCAAGAAAAAAAGCAACAAAAATGCGAAAACAAGATATTGAAAATTTAGCAGCTTTTGTAAGAGCTGGCGGCAAGAAAGCAGAGGAATAAAATGAGCAGAAACGGTAGCGGAACATATAATTTACCTGCTGGTAATCCAGTAGTTACAGGCACAACAGTAACATCTACATGGGCTAATAGCACTATGACAGATATTGCTAATGCTTTAACTCAATCTGTATCAGCCGATGGTCAAACGCCTATGTCTGGCGCATTGAATATGGCTACTAATGATATAAATAATGTAGGAACATTGACTGCTTTAACTGGGATTTTTGGCGGCAGTTTCTAGTAAAATTAAGAATCTAAACAAGGACTTAAAATGGCACAGACAGGCTACACACCAATCTCAATTTACTACAGTTCAACTGCTGGTAATACACCTACTGCTGGAAATCTTGTTGCTGGCGAATTAGCTATCAATACAGCCGATGGCAAACTTTTCTACAAAGATTCTGCTGGCGTAGTTCAAGTAATCGCTGGTAAAGGCGGTGCTGGCGTAGCTGGTGGTTCTAATACTCAAGTCCAATATAACTCTAGTGGAAGCCTAGCTGGTTCTGCTAACTTTACCTTTAACGGCACTACAGTAACTATTGCTAATGATGCTTCTATTAGCGGTTTAACTGTTGGTAAGGGTGGCGGTAGTGTAAGCACAAATACTGCTATTGGCGCTTCCGCTTTATCATCAAACTCTGCTGGAACAAGAAATACAGTTTTTGGTTCAACTGCTGGTTCAGGTATTACTGGAAGCCGAAATGTAGCAGTTGGCGATAATATTTTAGCTACATCAACAAGCGGTAATGACAATGTGGCTATTGGTGACTACACCATGAGAACCTATACAGGTTCTAGTTCTACTGCGGTTGGCGCACAGGCAATGGCTAACGGAACACCGAATACTGGAGATAACAACACCGCTATTGGTGCTGGCGCAATGAACGCAAACGCTAGTGGTGCTTCAAATACTGCCGTAGGTGCTTCTGCCTTAACATCCAACACCACAGCATCTAATAACACAGCAGTAGGTTATCAAGCTGGGTATAGTAATACTACTGGGGACAGATGCGTTTATGTAGGAACTCAAGCTGGTTACTCTGGCACTACAGCAATTAGCACAGCCATAGGATATAAAGCGCTTTATGCGGCAACTACAGGAACAGAAAATACAGCCGTAGGTTTCTTGGCTTTAACTGCAAATACTACTGGCGGTTTTAACACAAGTTTAGCTGACCAGTCTTTATACAACAACACAACTGGTTCTAATAATACGGCTGTTGGTTTTCAAGCACTATTAAGCAACACCACAGCATCTAACAACACAGCGGTTGGTTATCAGGCTGGGTATACAAAAACAACAGGAAACTCAAATTCCTTTATTGGTGCTTATGCTGGATATAGTGCAACTACTGGCGCAAAAAATTGCTTTGTCGGTCAAAGTGCTGGATATGCTGTTACTAGCGGTGGAAGCAACACTATTATTGGTGGATATGATGGTAACTCTAGTGGCTTAGACATCCGCACAGCAAGTAACTACATTGTGCTGTCAGATGGGGATGGAAATCCTCGTGCTTATTGGGATTCTAATGGCGTTCTTACGCAAAACGCTACAGCAAATGATTGGGTTATACAAAACAATAATAAACAAGCTAGTGGCAATATTTATGGATTGCTTTGTAATTTTACAGCGCAAGCACCAAACAATACTACAAGTCAATTTTATGGTGGCTTAGATAATGTTGGCTATAAATTTAGAGTTTACTCAAATGGTGGTATTGCTAACTATTCAGCAAACAATGTCAATTTATCTGATGAAACACTTAAAAAAGACATTCAGTTAGCCCCTAACTACTTGGACAAACTTTGTCAGATTCCAGTAAAAACATTTTTGTTTAAAGACCAAACTGATACAGACTTAAATCTTGGTGTAATTGCACAAGAAGTTCAAGCTGTTTGCCCTGAATTAGTAGGCACAATGGATATTGGTAAAGAAGGCGAAGCTGATGTTAAGTTAGCTATTTATGAAGCTGACCTTAAATACGCAATGTTAAAAGCAATCCAAGAACTCAAAGCAGAAGTAGATTCCCTTAAACAACAATTAGGAAAATAAAATGATTGAAATCACCGCAGAAGAAATTGCACAACATTACAAAGCTGCCCTTGATTCCGTAGATTTGCTAAACGCTGGCAAGCCTGAAGATATGTCCGATGAAGAATGGGCTGATACAGTAGCTAGAAATGTGGCGCATTTAGAGATTATGGTAGCTAAAGATTTTATGCAAGACCAAGATTTAGCACCACTAAACGCTGCTATTGCTAAAAGCAAATAATGTTTTATATTTACGAACACATTAGACCTGACACAAATCAGGTTTTCTATGTTGGTAAAGGTTCTGGCGACAGAATTAGAGAAAAAAGAGGCAGAAATGCCTATTGGCATAGAATTGTTGCAAAAGCAGGTGGGTTTAAATCTGTAAAAATTGTTAAAACTGACAATGAGGAATTAGCTTATTTAGCAGAACAGGAAAGAATTGACCAATTAAAAAGACTTGGTTATAAATTGGCAAATTTAAACTCTGGTGGTTTAGGTGGCATTATGGCATCTGAAGAAACCAAGCAAAAAATGTCAAAAAGCCATAGCGGTGAAAAAAATGCTAGATTTAATCCTAATAGCATTAGGCAAAAGCGCTTGCGTGGTGAATTAAAAGTGCCAAAAGAAGTAATGTCTGCAAATATGAAGGCAAATCATTGGAGCAAAACAGGTGCGTATTCACCGCCCAAAGGTGTAAAAAGAAGTGAAGAAATAAAGTTAAAATTGAAAGAAGCGCATAAAATTATGCCTTTAAAAGAATGTCCGCATTGTGGATATGTAGGGAAGCCTGTGACTATAAATCGCTGGCATTTTGATAAATGTAAACTAAAGGAAATACAAAATGGGTAAAGACACGAATAAATCCCCTGTTGTAATAGATGATGTAACTTACGAATTTTCTGACATGAAGCCAGAACAACAAGCAATGGTCAATCATTTAATTGATTTAGACCGCAAGATTGGCAACACTCAGTTTTCGCTTGACCAGCTTAATGTTGGTAAACAAGCATTTCTGACTATGTTGCGTGAGTCTTTGGCTACAAAAGATGAAGAGGTGCAATAATGTTTCTAGTAACCTGGTTATTCGATAAGCTAGGCTATATGCCTAAAATCTCTGTAGAGTCTACATGGCCTTTTCCTGCGGTTGCTAAACCTTACACACCGCATGAATTTGAACAACCCATTAAAAAACCTACTACAAAAAAAGCGAAAACTGTTAAAATACCTAAAGCGACTACTCGCAAATCTACTAAAAAATGAGTGAGTTATGTCGTTTGAAATTGACCCTGTTAAATATGGACAGCTTTGGGAAAAGGTTGATACCTTAACTCAAAAGGTAGACAAACTAGAAGAAGGCATGGAAGAACTCCTTGCTCTAGCAAATAAAGGTCGTGGTGGATTTTGGGCTGGCATGGCAATCGTGTCAGCCTTTTCTACATTCATTGGTTTTGTAACTCATTACTTCATGGGTAAGTAAATGTGGACTACGGACTTTCAGAAGGCGCTAAAGGAGTTGCAAACAGCCTTAACTCAAGCAGGGATGCAGCTAGAAGCCTATCTCAATCTATTGAAGGTATACAGCAAGATGGATTGGATGTTGCCAAGCAAAAAGCCCAAGAAAGACGATTAGCGCACCGCCAAGCCGAGGTAAAGAAACAGTTAGCCATACATAAAGCCCTTGCAGAATATCGCCATAGACGCTTAATAACAGAAGAAGAATATAGA